CGTGATCTGGCTGGGTCATATGCAATTACAAATTTCTTATCACCCGTATCATTATAAAGTAATGGTTTGTATACTCGTTCATTGCGAGTAATAACTCCACGTCTTATAATTGCATCCGAACCTGCGTCGGTTGTGAATTCACAATAATACTCCCTGCGTGCTTTTTCGGGATTGGTTCTCATATCAGCTTCAATAGTTGATTTGTCAAACAGGGGAGACATTAATCTTCCATGTATGGTAGGATGAAGTGGAACTTCACATGTGATAACTGCTACAAAATGGTCTTTACTTCCCATTAGCATTTGTTTTGAAAATTCTCTGAATAGAGCGTAAAATTGAGTTGAAGTATCAGAAGCTGAACTAATATAGAACTTCTGGTTAGGTATTTCTTTAGGAATTGTTCGTAAACGAATTTCATCTATACGATTTCCGTCACGGTCTTTACCGGACTTAAAGCTTTTGTTGACGATAGCAAAAGCACTATAAACAGACATCATTTCTTCTGACAAGAAACCACATTCATCAAAAATAACATTACCTCTCATCACTATGTTATCTTAAAGGCTTTTTATCCTCTAATTCTTACAATTATCATTCTTGCAAGATCGGCGTACCTTTTCTCCCACGTTTAACGTTTGGTTTTCAGACTATCCTGTATATAGTCGAGGTGCTGACTCTTGGAGAGATTATATTCTATCTATTATGGTAGTTTCACTCTCTACGCTCTGCATGTGACTGTACTTTTAAATACAGCCTTCCATTCGGGTTGGCATTCCAGCGTTCCCGTTTTCTTCAGCACTTTAAATTTTAATATAATTAAAAAAACCAATCATTTCTGATTGGCGGAGCCCTGATTAGATAATGTGTATTTTTCTTTTACTTTAATATACTTTTTAAATTTTCTCTCAAGATAAATAGATGAATCTTTATAAATCCAATCTAAAAATTTTATTTTATCTTGAATTCGATTTATAGTTGGAGTATACATAGTAGTTCCATATTCATTAATATAACTATAATTTGATACAGGAATATTCTCTTCTTCTAAAATTTTTATAATATCCCGATTAAGTTGTTTTGAAGCCGTTGAAAAATAAACAACAAACTTTTTATCAGTACAACAAACACATCCATTGCCATCAAAATATCCCCTTATCAAATGTTTAAACAAATCCTTTCTGATTTTAGGAATTGAACCATCAAACGATTTGTTATTGGTAAACCCCAATTTAACCAAAGAATCATACATTGTTATTGAAAAAATTCTAATTATGCATGCATGATGTTTCTTTTTTTTATCTTTTGTAGACAAAAGACATGGTCTCCATCGGTCTGTAATTTTATAATTTCCTTTAATGGATTTATTAAACTTCTTTAAATGTTTGATATCTCCATATTGCAATTCAATTCCGATAGTGCCCGCATTCGTATTTTCGTTTTTATTAATCCATCCATCAGCTAAAAGAAAACCCAACCAATATGCTTTTTCCTCAGAATCAATATTTTCAAAATAGTGATAATCACACACATACGGTGTTTTTTTCAATCCCATTCTGGAGCATTGTAATCGAATCGCATTATCTGTTCTATTTAGATATTGTGATATTTCTTTAAAAGTTTTTTCTCTATAATTGTCTTTAATATAATTAAGTTCTTCGTCTGTCCAAGGGACATCTTTCTTATATAAATTCAACTCAAAGCATTTTGATCTTATTGCACCATCCGTCCGATTTAAAACTTTTCCCATTTCTTGATGTGTCATGTTTATATAATTATCAATTAAATATTTTTCTTCTTCTTTCGTCCAAAATTTGGTTTTTATAAGTTTCAATCTATCCAGCTGAGAAGATACTGAAATAAAAGATCGATTTAATTCTTTGGCGAGTTCTGCATTTGTCATAATTAAGTAATTGTCTTTAAGGAACTGATTTTCTTCATCTGTCCACTTAATATGTATCTGTTTTTTAAGTCCCAATTTGGTAATGGCATAACCAATACTATCTTCTGTTTTTTTTAAAGCTTGTGCAATCTCTTTTAGCGTTAAACTACTATAATTGTCTTTAATATATTGTAATTCTTCATCTGTATAATTTCGTATTTTAATCATTATCTTTTCTCCTTTTTAGAATAATCAAATAATAAATATAATTCCAATTAATGGAATTGAGTGACCCCTTTTTTTATCTATGTTACTATTTAATGTTTGTGTATAACTACCATTATAAGTAGAATAAGAAAAACCATTACTGCCATGAGAAAAACCATCGCCCGCTGAGTTCTTTATCTCAATTTCTGCCTTGAAAATATAACCTGTTGAACCAATCATGGTGTCAATATTGTCATTTGCAAGCTTCTCGAGCGTTCCGAAGGTAGTCTCTGCCTGACTACCTGAACCAGATGCAATATAAGTCCAATAGTTATTAAATAACATATCTTTTGCCATGATTATTAAATCTACCAATGTACTTTTTCCGAATCCTCTCGAACACACCAAGAGAACATTAGAACAAGTCCAACTTTGTTGTACTATCCATGCTTGAGCATCTAATAATTCAATACCAAAAAAATCATTAATAAATCTTACAGGATTACACTGATAGTATTTTTGATAATAAGCTATTTTAATTAAAGACTCAACTTTTCGAGATGACATTGCGTAAATACCAGGCTTAACATATACTGTATTCTTCTGAATACACTCATTGGGATACTCAATCAAATCTAAGCTATTATCAATATCTCTAAATCTCATCGGTATCACCTTCTTCCTCAGATTTATCTTTTGTTGTTGAAAAACAAGAATATAACTGATTAAGATCGACCATATCCATCTCAAGTTTAATGTTATGTTCAGACAAATAGTCTTTAATATCTAAATTCTCACGAAGTAAAATCCTTGAAATTTCAATATATTTATTTAAATCATCTTGTAATTGAACAATTGTTTTTCTTTGTTCGGCTACCATGTCTGACCATTCTGATTCATCCATACTTAACATTTTTAAAATAGAAGAATGACTTAAATCCATAACTTGACTCATTGCCTTACAGGTTTCCATATCAAATCCATTAACTTCTCCTTCACGGAGATTTAACTCTTTAATTTTTTTCAATTTACCTGTCCAAGTATTTTCACCCTTTTTTGCATTCTTATTATATTTCAATGAAATACAACTATCTTGAGCCAAGTTCGTAATAATAGATGTAATTTTGCTTTTACTATCTTGTAGAGTTTTAATTGTTGCTGAATTTTTTTCAATATTGTTTATATCAGACATTAATTTAGCAACCGTATCATCTATCTTTGACTGCTGAAGAAAGCCTCTAACTATTGAAATTGCAGATGAAGTTCTCATCATATCGTCATTAGCATCTTCACTAGAATCCAATAATCCTAATAATTGCGAATATAAAAAAGGTTGATCTTCAATAGCCTCTTGTTCAAATGGATCATAATTAAGAAGACGTTTAACATCCTCTTTATTCTTTTGACAATCTTCATAAACGTCTTGTCCCAAATGCTCATTTATGATATTTACTTCAGTTTTTTCATCATCATAAACGATTTTTTCTTTATAAAAGTCCGAATCAAAAAATGTCAAACCAAGATAATTTACCATTTGAATATTTTTAATATAAGCCGACCATGCATTATGTTTTACCTTTCCGGCTATTAAATTTTCAGATTCCTGCACACTTGCGTTCCATACAGTATTTAAAAATGGTTTTTGCAAATATTTCAATGCCAAAATTACACTTTCCTTAGTCGGTTCATGTTCTTCTCCATTTTTATCTACTCTCAATGCTATTTTTCTCGCACATTCTCGACATATAGGAGTGCAAGTAGTTTCACCATACATCGGATCTGTATTCACATAGAAATGAGTTTCTCTATTTTTATGTTTTTTACACATTAAACAAAATGCGGTAGAATCATATTTCTCTATTTTTTCTTCTAACTCTTTAACTTTTTCTCTTGCTTGAGCAGCCGTTAATTTTACTGGTTGCTCAGTTTTTTTTACTGCCATAATTAACTGCTCTCCTTTAACATATTTTTGAGGAAGTGCAGGATTTGCACCTACATAATTGCTTTTCTTCCTATATGACAAAAGAGCAGGGGGGTACCTACTCTTTCTTTGTTGATTTATTGTTTGTTAAATAAATGCCTCATCGGCATCATCAGAATCTTCTCGGATTACATATATTTGAGTTGTTTCACTACTTTCGTGTCCCAATAACTTTTGTGCCGTTTCTAAACTTCTGTGATCATGACAAACAAGATTGGTCGCTCTACTTCGACGGAAGTTATGCGGCGTACATCTACGCCCTACAATTTCTGAAATTTCGCCGATACACCAATCGTTAAATGTTCCTTCTCCGACTTGATGAGTTTCACCATTCTTTTGTTTAATAACAAACATATAAGGACAATCATCTTCTCCACGAATCTCAAGCCATTTCTTTAAAGTATCCATAACATCTTGTCCAAACTGAAGATGACGAACTTTTCCAACAGAACTACGTCCCTTGCAACGAATTTCATGTGTTTTATACGACACTGATTCAACCTCTTGTTCTTTTCCGTTTTCATCAATGATTGTAACCATTTTTCTTTTAGGTGTGTAATTTACAACTTCCTTTAATAATTGTCTTGATTCTGCTCGTCTACAACCTGTTGAATATGTAAATTTTACATACGCAAGCTTTTGCCATTCTTCACGTTCTTCTAAAACTTTACACAAGTGTTCTATTTCCTCTGGAGTTAATGGCTCTTTTGTATAAACCCTTCCTGTTTTGGGAATTTGCATCTCGGAAGTAACATAATTGCGAAATTGCGGATAATCGTCTTCGTAAAAATTTTCAATAAATTTATTAAAAGCACTCACCGATGACTTTTTAAACTTTATTCCCGATTCTGAAAATCCTCTAACAGCGAGCCAATTTAAATATCTTAAAAACTCTTTCTTACGAATTTCTGTACAATTTTTATCATGTAAATTGTTCTTCACCCAAACGAAAAATATCCTCAATGCACTACGATAGGCAATTAAACTTTTAGGCGAAAGATGCACTTGATTGTTAAGATAATCTTCTACCATATCTCGATTGAACTCATTTACTGTTAGCCATTCTTCATCAGTTATTTCTTCTGATCTATTCGCAGGTTTACCATCCATAAAAATCACTTCCTTCCTAAATTAAAACAACAAGTTTAACTAATTTTCTTTTTGACATATGCATTTCTTAGAAATTGTTTAGAATAGTCCAATTCCCCGGTTGTATTTCTGATTTTAACCCAATCAATATTATTCTGATAGAAATGTTCGATTTTCTTTTTTAACTCCAAAGACGGATTGGTCAATATATTTTCAAAATTCTCTCTAGTTAAATCACATGGAAATAAAATAAAATAGATAAGATTATTAGATTTTAATAAAAATTCTTTTTTAAATAATTTTTGTCTATATCTTTCTTTTGATTTACTTCGAGATATAGCTTTGTTAGCATAAAACCAAGTTTTATATTCACTTAAAATACCTGCAATCTCTATGTAAATTATTTTCCCGTCTATGTGTATGACATAATCACAGTTCATATTGCCTTTGTAATTTGGGATAAATGTCGAATACTTTACATCCCTAAAATAATCAATATTGTATTTTAGTCCCTTTTCTTTTAAATATTTAGAAAACATATATTCAAATTGACTCGTAACATGTTCATTGTCTGAAAAGGTGAAATTTATCCCACATCCTTGCTTCCCAAATGAAATGTTATATTGTTCAAATATTTCTGATAATTGTTTAGAGTAATACTTCTTTGCATATTTTTCTAAAGTGTTATAATTACTCCAATTAGAGTGAGCATTGATTTCTCTAGTTGTAATAAAATTTCTTCCATCACTCCTAATAAAATCGCATATAGTGGCAATCATGTCATCAAAATCTTCTTTCGATAATTGTTTATCTATCATTGAATCTATATTTATTTCCAATCCTAAATCCTGTTTCATTTTATTTAAAGAACCCCAAATATTACGTATCATTTGAATGCTTACTTGTCCA